CATCGACCTTCAATCCAACGCCCCTCTCACGTCCATTCAGATCTCCGTCGTGTGGAAAGACATCTTCGGACAAGTCCACGACTTTTATATTCAGAACGGTTGTGGGGCAACTTTAAAGGTTATGTTTAGAAAGAAGACATTCAACAACATCGTTCCTTTTTCTGTAATGAGTTAATCAGATTTAGACGGTTTTTTTTTGTTATGATATATTATAAACGATTCTAATATGTCATCTTCCGATTTCAGCAAGGTCAAGGTGTTAGACGATGTCCTCGCCACCACCGACTCTGTCAAGTATGCCGTCGTCAAGGGTGCTCAGAACATCACGCCCTCCGTGAATAACGCCATCTCCAAGAGCAACTCCAGCATTACATTCAACATTCAGACACCCTCCGAGGCGACTGTGTTGTCTCGTCGTATTATGCTTCAGACGAAGATCTGCTTCCGTGTCTCAGGTGTTCTGACCACCGCCGGTCGTCTCCTCGACATCGGCAATGACTCTGCCCTTGGACCATTCCCCTTCCAGTCTCTCTGTAACACGATTCAGATGACTATTAATAACAACACCGTCACTCAGAACCAGCGTGACGTGATGTTCGCCCTCATGAGGTTCGGTGATGCCCGTGAGACCTACCGCTACAACACCTCCACCCCTACTGCCTACGATCAGTATTGGAACTACTCCGATGCTCTTCTCGCTTCTAATAACCCCAACGGTGCTTGGAATAATGTCAGCAATGACCCGTCCTACCAACCCCGAGGTGCCTTCAAGTTGGAGAGCATCGCTGGAAACTCCGTCGGTGTCATCGGCGACACCAAGAATGTAGACATCGTCGTCGAAGTGACTGAACCCCTTATGTTGTCACCCCTAATATGGTGTGATCCTCAGTCAAACAACCAAGGTTTCTACGGTATTCAGGTTTTAAATCTTGTGTTTAACATCGGTTCTACTAACAGGTTGTTTCGCTCGTCGAACCCCAACGCTACTGCCGGTCTGACCGTTTCTCTCGGTTTCCCCGCAGGTGTCAGCAATGGAAACGCCTTCCTCGACACTCGCCTTCTCATCCAGTATTACACTCGTCAACCCAGCGACCTCGTTCCCGCTCGTAACGTCGTCCCCTATGCCGAGTACCCCCGCTACATCACCAACGTCAGTGGCACGATCCCCGCATCAACACAGGCACCCGGCGTGGTTGCAGGTGCTGATTTCGCTCTCGTCCCAGGTGCTTTTCCCACGATTGAGAGCAACTCCATCTCTCTCAATCAGATCCCCGACAAGATTCTCATCTTCGTCCGCAAACGCCTCGCCAGTCAGACCGCAGAAGATGCCGACTGCTTCTTCCCCATCAAGCGTCTCCGTGTCAACTTCAACAACAAGGCAGGTCTGCTCACCTCCGCCACCCGCTGGGATTTGTGGAGAATGTCGGTGGAATCAGGAAGCAACCAAACTTGGGCAGAGTTTAGCGGTTCTGCTGTTCGCCGTGTCGCCAATCAACCCCTCAGCGAAATCGCCACCTGTGGTTCGGTTCTTGCCTTATCTATGGGTAAGCACATTGAGTTAGACGACGTGTTTGCCCCTGGATCCATCGGTCAATTCCAGTTGCAGTTCAGCGTGGAGATTGAGAACTACGACAACGTCGCCTACGCCGACAATACCGAGTTGGTGCTGATCACGATGAATACCGGTGTCTTCGTTCTCGAGCGTGGTACTTCTCAGACCTACACTGCCATCTTGTCTCGCTCCGATGTGCTGTCTGCTTCTTCTATGCCGGGTTACAAGTCTTCTGATGTTAAGCGTCTTGTCGGTGGTGCTATGGAGGACGGTTACAAGTCTCTCGTCGGTCTCCCTGATTTGGGTGCCGGTCAGTCAGGCGGTGCGATGAACGGTTGTGGTCAGTCAGGCGGTGGTTATTCGGGTGGCGGTCAGTCCGGCGGTGGTCAGTCGGGAGGCGGTCTGTCGGGAGGTGCAAGAATGAAGAAGCACTTGATGTAAGTTCGCAGAACGCTCCTACTCGGGAGAAGAGATTTTAGCAATATCGTAATATTATTTTATAGAGTTAGTGTATAACTGTATTAAATGACTTCCTACAACAACGATTACAACCGTAATCTCGCCAGTCGTCAACGGGCATTAGACTATGCCAACATCGCCAACGACAAGTATGAGGCACACGAAGACGACGCTCTGCACGGTGGCAAACGCAGGAGTCGTCGTAAGATCACTGATGCTGACTTGAAGGATATGGATTTTCGTACTTATGGTAAGGGTGTCGCCACCATGGAGGGTGAAGGTCTTAAAGAAGACTTTGATGATGCTCTCAAATGGATTGGCGACAAGGCAGAGAAAATCGGCAAGATAGTCGAGACTGGTTCTAAAATCCACGGTCTCATCACAGGCAAGAAAAAGGACGACACCCCACAGGGTATGCCTTATATGCCTTATCGCCCCTATGGTTATGGTCTCTCGGGAGGTGCTATGCACGGCGGGAGCGAACGCGGTGCTGAACTCGCTGACATTCTCAACCCCGCCGGTTCTCCTTACGTCCCAGGGATTAAGATGGCGAATACCGTCGTCCCCAACGCACCCCGAGTCATCACAGGTCTCGGTAAAAAGAAGGGTCGCATCGGTCTTGCCTACCCCTCACCCCCAGGTTTGAATGTAGTCGGTTCTGATCTCCGTATGAAGGGTTCTAACTTTTCTCCCTCGTGGCATCAGATTCAGGCAGAACAAGCGAAGGATGGTTTTATTGGAAACGGTATGTCGGGAGGAGACTTTTTAGGTGATCTCGGCAATATCGCACAGTCGGTCGCCCCCTTCTTGCCCTTGCTCGGTCTCGGTATGTCGGGAGGTGACTTCTTCGGTGATCTCGGCAACATCGCACAGTCAGTCGCTCCGTTCTTGCCACTTTTAGGTCTCGGTCGTAATGGTGATCCTGATGACATATCTTTTAAGGGTGGCGACTTCTTCTCTGACCTCGGCAATGTGGCACAGACCGTCGCCCCCTTCTTGCCACTGTTGGGTCTCGGTAAAAATGTAAGAAAGGGTTCAAAAGAAGCACGACGCTTTATTGCTCTTGTTCGTGCTATGAAGAGGAATAAGGGTCTCGTCGGTAAAGGGTTCTTCGACGATTTTCTCTCGGGTCTTAAACAGGTCGGCGATGTGGTTGGTGCCGTCGCACCCCATGTAGAGACAGGTATGAAGATCTACGACAAGTTTAAGGGTAAAGGTATGAGTGGCGGTATGACCCACGAACAGGATATGAATATGGCAGACGCGATGGGCGACATATTCAGCGGTGAGGGCAAACTCCACATCATCCACGGTGGAGGTGCAGGGCAGTATGATATGCCCGAACTCCTCGGTATGGAGGGGAACGGTATGTCGGGCGGTGACCTCGGGCAGATCGCGACCGCTATGGGTCTCGGTATGAGCGGAGGTGCTGATTACGGTGCCGAAGAAGAAGGCATCAGTGAACCTCTCGCCACCATGTTTCTCGGCGGTCGCCACCCCAGCAGTGTTCCTAAATCAGAGAAGAAGATGCTCTTTTTGAAGGCACTTGCCGATGCTAAACTACACCAAGAACTCGCTAAACAACTCCGCGGTAAGGGAGCATCGGGTGGTGCTTTATTGAAGGGTCTCGGTCTCTCGGGAGGCGACTTTTGGAGCGACTTCGCAGACGGATTCAAGCAGGGTTTTACTGGAACTCTCAATGTCGCTAAACAGGCACTCCCCTTCTTGCCTCTCCTCGGTCTCGGTGAATCGGGCGGTGCTATGTCGGGTTGCGGTCGCACCGACTACGACAACTCGAGTACCGCGGGGCAGTTCTCATACGGTCAGATGGGAGACACCGCAGGTAAAGCGAACGGCGGAGTCGGCGGGTCTCGTCCGATGCAGGGGTTCGGCGAACACAACCTTAAACTCAAACCCCAAATGAAGGGATGCTCTCTGTCCGGATTCGGTGACCTGAACCGTGAGGTTGGCGGTGCTAAACGCCGTAGATCCGCTCCTGCTGGTGGTTGGATTGCCCACGTCAAGGCATACGCTAAACAGCACGGATGCTCTTACAAGGAAGCACTAAAACGGGCAGGTGCAACTTACAAGAAATAAAAAACACGACCATCTCTCGTCGTATCCATTTAGCAAATTATATAGATTTATTATCTCTACATAATTTATAACAATGCCTTCTAAACAAAGTGACCGTTTAAAAAAACTTCTCGGGATGAAGGAGAAGCGTGTCCCCGACATGGTGCGTGAGCGTGAGATGAATGATGTC